AATTCTTGATATTGGAACTAGGTTTGGTAACTCTGCTCTTGCACTTTCCAAGAACGGAAGAAATAAAGTTATCAGTTATAATATTATTGAAGAAGGTGCATCTAATATTGAAAAGAAAAATATTACTTGGATATTGAAAGACTTTCGTGACGATAGTAATATTGAGTGGAATAAAGTAGCCCTCATTCTTCTTGATGTAGATCCACATGACGGTTCTAAGGAAAGAGAGATGTTAGATTACTTGTCTGAAATTGATTGGTCTGGTAAGATTGTCTTTGATGATATCAACTTAAATGGTGGTATGAAAAATTTCTGGAATTCTCTTCCAGACGAGAAAAAACAAGACCTCTCTGAAGTAGGTCATGTTAGTGGTACTGGTATTATGGAGTTCAATAAAAAATGATTGGTTTTAATCACCTTGGTATTATTGGAAGACTGGGTAACCAGATGTTCCAATATGCAACACTCCGTGGTATTGCGAATACTCACGGTTATGAGTTCACTATTCCTGAAAGTGACTTTAATGATGAGTGGAATGACCATCAACTTTTTGATGCATTTAACCTTCCATATCTAAAGAGTAAAGGAAGAGTTTCTGATAAGTTTCTACAAGAAAGACAGTTTAACTACGATTCTGAACTGGTTGAACAGTGTCCTGATGATATTAGTCTTTATGGATACTTTCAGACAGAGAGATACTTCTCACACATTGCAGACTCTATCAAAGAGGACTTCACATTCAAGAAAGATGTAGTCACAAACTGTAAAGAAGTTATGGAGGAACTCTCAGAACCCATTGCACTTCATGTCCGTAGGACTGACTATGTGGAGAAGTCACAAGACCATCCACCTTGTAGTCTAGAGTATTATCATACAGCACTAAAACGTTTCAATGAAAAGAGACCTGTTGTTATCTTTACTGATGATGTGCAGTGGTGCAAAGACCAGGACATCTTTTCACCTGATCGTTTCCTTATCTCAGAGACAGGAAACAATGTGTATGATTTGTGCCTTATGACTCTATGTACTGATTATATCATTGCAAATTCTTCATTCTCTTGGTGGGGTGCATGGTTGAGTCAGAATCCTGATCCAAAAGTTATTGCTCCTAAGACTTGGTTTGGTTCTACTGGTTATACCGCAAAAAATAATACTGTAGATATTGTTCCTAAGCGTTGGACTAAAATTTGATGTCTAAACTTTCTATTGCTATTCCAACCTATGAGATGAATGGTCAAGGTGCTACATATCTCAAAGAGTTGTTTGAGACTATTAAGTTCCAAACATTTCAAGATATTGAAGTTTGTGTATCTGACCACTCACAGGATGATAGTATCCTGGATGTTTGTGGTGAGTATGCAAACTATTTTACTGTTCAATACTATAAGAATGAAGAGAAGAGAGGTAATGGTCCGGCCAATACTAACTCTGCTGTAGAGATGTGCAGTGGAGAAATCACTAAGATTATCTTTCAGGATGACTTACTTATTAGTTCTACCGCACTTCAAAGAATTGTAGAGACTTATGAGGAACAAAACTGTAAGTGGTGTTTCAATGGGTTCTTACACACCAATAATGGTAGAGAACACTTCCGACCAATGATTCCTAAATGGACACCGGAAATGTTAGAAGGTCGTAATCTTCTTGGTAGTCCTTCTGGCGTTTCTTTTCTTACTAAAAAGTTTCTACCATTCGATGAAGAATTAGTATTACTTATGGATACTGATTTCTATCACCGAATGAGGTATGATCATGGTATGCCATATATTATTGAAGAACATCTAACATCAAATAGAGAACATGATAATCGTATCAGTTCTTCGACTGTTAAATATAATGCTAGGGTAGAACACCCAGAAGGTCCTTGGTTAGTTAATGCCGAAGAACTTAATTATGTCATTGACAAACATTTAGAAACAAGAAAGTATCCAGATGAAGAAGTTTGATTTAACAAGGGCGACCTTTATCATCCCAATCAGAATAGAATCTGATGACAGATTGAGGAATGTAATTACCTCAGTCTGTTTTTTGTTGTCTAATTTTGATACTAATATAATTATCAAAGAGGTTGATAAGACCTCTGTGTTTCATGAGAAGGCACTCCCACAGATCAAAGATTTTTGTGGAGACATTGGTGACCTAACTCATGTGTTTGAACAGTCAGACTCACCTTCTTTTCATAGACAGAAGGTTCTGAATGATATGATTATGATGTCCACCACACAAGTGGTTGTGAATTATGATTGTGATATTATCCTTCCTATTGCTTCCTACATGCAAGCGTATGATAGGATTGTAACTGGAACATCTGATGTTGTTTATCCCTATGGTAGTGGTAACTTCCAACTTCAAGTATTTGGAGATGACCAAGTTGTTACTAACTTTCTTGTGAATGAGTTTGACTTCTCTGCATTCAAAGATGTATTAAAAGTCTATGATGCAAAGTATGGATTTGTTCAGTTCTTCAATAGAGGTGTCTATATTGAAGGTGGATTAGAGAATGAAAACTTTGTTGCATATGCCCCAGAGGATGTTGAAAGACATTATAGATACACTACACTGGGATACAGTGTTTCTAGAATCAATGATGTAATCTATCACTTAGAACATTCTAGGTCTCCAAACTCATGGTTTAATAACCCGTTCATGCATTCAAATAATGTTGAATGGGAAAAGATTCAGAGGATGGACAAAGAAACTCTAAAGGAATATATCACTAGTCAAGATTATTATAAGGTGAGAATTGATGGACAAAAATAAGGCAGTATTCAAACTCAAAAATATTGGCCCAATCTATTGTATCAATCTCGATGATCAACCTGAAAGATGGGAGTACATGGAGAACCAGTTCAAGTACTGGGAGATTGAAAACTACACTAGAGTCTCTGCGTATGATGGTAGAGAGGATGACCTAAGTGAGATACTCAAGGGTCGTTATCCAGACATGATGAGTTCTGGTGAGATTGGTTGTACTACATCTCACTTGAAAGCAATCAAACAATTTTATGATTCAGGTGAACCCTATGCAATCATGATGGAAGATGATTGTGATCTTGATCTGGTAAGGTTCTGGAACTTTACTTGGCAAGACTTCTATGCCAAGATTCCTTATGACTGGGATGTATGTCAGATTGCAATTATCTGTACAGGAGATATTCATATCAAAGTTCATAAGAGGTTTGTGAATGAGTTCTCTACTGCATGTTATTTGATCACACGTCACCATGCAGAGAAATTAATTCGTCTTCATTGTAGAGGTGACAAGTACAAACTGGACAATGGTGTCAGACCACGTCCAGTTGCTGATGACCTGGTGTATAACTCAGGTAACACCTACGCCCTTCCACTCCTTCTGTATAAGACGGAACTGGGTTCAAGTATTCATCCTGACCATGTTGATGCATTCCACAAAGGAAATTATCAAGCTCAGATGAATTTCTGGAGTCAGAAGGGAGCACAGATGTCCATCAACGAACTGATGGAGTTTGATCCTTACCTGGGTCGGGTATCTGATCCAACACAACAAAAGGGTTGACAAGATCACACTCTTATGGTATATTATAAATATACTGGTGTTAAGGGTTATCTTAACACTAAGTAATAAAACCGATCTCCGCAAACTTGAGCAAGGTTTTGTATGATAAAATCAGAGACAAGTCGAGTCTCTTAACATCCGTAGGTTAATCTCTACGAGAAAAAAAGGTAAAACAAAAATGTTCAAATCTGTATTCGCAGCAACTGCTGCTCTGTCCATGTCCGCTGGTGCCGCCCTTGCAGGTCCCTACGTCAATGTAGAAGCTAATTCTGGTTGGACTGGTTCTGATTACGGTGGTACCGCAACCGATCTTCACGTTGGCTACGAAGGTAGTATTAGTGAGTCCACTTCTTACTACGTCCAAGGTGGTGCAACTATCGTCAGTCCTGATGGTGCTGAAAGTGACACTGTTCCTTCTGGTAAGGCAGGTCTCGGTCTTGCACTGACTGATGCTCTCGGTGCATATGGCGAAGTCTCCTTCGTCGGTTCTGGCGATAGTGACATTGACCGTGGTTACGGCACCAAGTTGGGCCTGAAGTACAGCTTCTGATATTCAATATAGACACATAAACATCTAGATGTTATACTAGGGATGCGACGGCATCCCTTTTTTTATGGAATATACTCCACCAACTCTTTGTATCAGAAGTATTACTCCCTCTGATACTACAGGTAAAGTACTTATAGATATGCCATCTATATGGAGAGATAGCGATACTATAAACACTCTAGAGATTGACGAAACAATAGTTGAATTTATTATGAGTGAACCTTTCGTTGTACCTATGTGTCCCCCTGGATGGCCAAATCCCCCTACTGATGTAGAATGAAAAAATATTTACTAACCGTAGTTACAAATCCTGCAGCTCAAGTATCAGTCTCCTTGTTAGGGATACTGATATTGATAAGTGCATTACACAATCATGCTCACTATGAGATGAGTAATGATCCTGATGGATATGTGTATCAATGGTATAAGAAAAACCCTGAGAGATGTAAGTACACTCCCAAGTAACTTCACAAAACTTGACAAATATTTAACATTACTATATAATTATGTAATAGTTCTTTACATAAGACAATGACAGTCACAACTAATGATCGTGGACAACAGAACATGTGGGCACAAGAACCCCGTATGTACGTGGATCCAATTGCTGCAGAACGTTACGGTTATGAAAGTTATGCAGAACGTGCAGAAAAAATGAATGGTCGTTTTGCCATGATGGGTTTCGTTGCCGGTCTTATCTCTTATGCAACAACTGGGAGTCTCTTCTTCTTCGGTGCCTTTGGTATCTGATAAGTGATGATTTCACAACACATGAATGTAAAAAGGAGTACTTGACAATGACACAATTTTTCTTTACTATAACTAGTGTAGCCTTCTTTGTTTTGTTGGCTTACTCAGTAGAAAAATTATCAGAGACTTACTAATGACATTCAGTGTTACTCTTCGATCTTCGGACGGATCTGAACAAACTATCGAATGTGATAGTGATCAGTATATTCTAGATGTTGCCGAGGAACAAGGTATCGATCTTCCATATTCTTGTCGAGCAGGTGCATGTTCATCTTGTTGTGGCAAGCTTGTAAGTGGTACAGTTGATCAAAGTGATCAATCATTCTTGGATGATGATCAAATTGAAGAAGGATTTGCACTTCTATGCGTCTCATATCCTACCTCAGACTGTGTAGTCGAGACTGAAAAAGAAGAAGATCTCTTTTGATTATGTCGAATCACAATGCTCTCTATGAAGATATGGAGAGACTAAATGCCCTTTATGAAGAGCTCTGTTGGGCACATGATGATGAACTAATATTCACACATGAAAATGGCAGAGTCGTTATCTACAACAATACACAGGAGAAAACAAATGAACGAAAGAGCAGAACGTATTAATGGTTGGGCAGCAATGCTGGGTATCATCGCAGCCATCGGTGCATACGCGACCACTGGTCAGCTGATTCCAGGTATTTTTTGATGTTAATTTTAGGTTCTATTCTTCTAGGAACCTTCATCTTCTACTCTGTCTTCTTTACTGATGACATTGACGATGATGGGCCCCCAGATGATGGTATGATGCAACCAGTATACCAAGGTGTAGGGTCTCATTAGAGTCCCTTTTTAATAAATAAATTAACACCGCTTTCATCAAATGCCAGAGGAAGTTACCAAGAAAGAAGAACCCCAAAAGAAGGGTATTCTGGGAAAAATAAAAGAGGCAACTGATGACAAAGAAGAACAGATTGCTATTTTGTCTACTTTTGTTAGGCTTGGCATCCTTGTTTGGAGTGGCGGAATACTCACACTCGCTTATATTAAACTACCCCCTGCACTGGGAATCCCCGAACAGAAACTAGATCCTACTTTTATCGCAAGTGTCTTTACTGGGGTGCTTGCGACTTTTGGCGTTCAGGCGGCAAAGAAAAATGGAGAAGCTTCCAAGTCAGGTGGTGATAATGGAGTTACCAAAAAAGATATGGAAAGATTAATTGAGACAGCATCACAAACTGCTCCTTCACAAACAATTAGAATTGAACAGGCACCTGTTGTAATATCTGCGGTAGAACCTAAAGGTTAATGTGTACCATCATTAATTATGGAATTGCTTTCTTTCAAGTAGTAATTTTGAATTGTATACAACCTGTCAATTGGCAGTACTGTTATCGTGTGGATCAATGGTTAGTCCAGGATCTTCAGTATGCATGGGAATTGAAGATAGGTAAGGTTCATCCCTATCAGACTGAGAAAGAATACCTAGAAAGTTTTAAGTAAGGATCTCATAACAAACCACCATTCCTAAGGAACACCACTATAATAGATAATGTAGTTGATAATCAACATGACTTTATCTCACGTATTACTTTGGATATCAATCCCATTTGTAATCACTACAGTACTGTTTGGATTTTACAAAGGGGAGAACGTTTATTATGAATCAGATAAGTACGACGGGAATGGAACCGCACATTAGAAGTCGTTATGACTTTGCAATGAGTTCATTCTCCAGAATGTATGGAGTCAAGAATGTACTAAACTCACAAACTATACCAACCTTCTGTAGAGAGTGGGCTATTGATGATGAAAAAAATATACCAACAGGAACATTAACAACAGTTGATTTCTATTTTAGAGACTTATGGATGAGGGACAATTAATTGTAATTAGTTTTTATACTTTCATTGGATTATTTTTATTTGTACTTTCTTTAATTTCAGAATAATGACACACTATATTACAGCAATGCTAATACTAACTTCAATAACATCATTTGTTTTATGGGGTATCAATAACGCGTATCCATCATGATGAGTGGTCTTTTTGTATTCTTATTTGTCATACTACTGGTTAGTGGTATGGAATTAACATGGGCAGTTAAACAAGGAAAGAGATGATGTTACAGTTTGCTAGGTTTTGTGGGACTGTACTAAACAACCCATACGGATTAGGATTCCTATCATCTATTTTAATTTTGGTTCCCATCGTGGGAATGTGGGCAGTTCATAAATATCAGTGGGAACACTGGGAACCTTTCACGAGGAAACATAAATGAATCCAGTAATTTTAATCGGTTGTTTTACGCCACTGGTTTTAATTTTTATAGTAATGAAACTTGCTGTGTGGGTATCTGCTGTTAACGACGAAAAAAACTATGTCGGAAAAGAACCTTTACGAAAACGGGGACCATTCTTGGACAATGTATATGCAGACGTTGACGAAGAGGAAGAAGAATATGGAGATCGCACAGACTATAGATAATGCTCTTTATCAACACTATACAATTGAACAAGGAAAACCTGTACCAAACTGGAGATATATAAAAGATCAAGACTGGTGGTATGAATATCTTAAAAATTTAGGATTAGATCCAAGAAATCCATGAACGAAGAAGAGTATTATGATGAGAATTATGACTACACAATAAGTGTAAGAATAGAAGATATAAAGCTCCTACATCACTGTGTGAAAGAAACCATTAAGTATTGGCCAGGAGCTCCAGCCAGACCTTATGAAGAACAGGAACAGTTATGGGCCCTAAGAGATAACTTATTTAAAATAATACTTGAGTACCAATTTAATAATTCATGAACTTATTACTACATCCACATACTAATGTAAGCGATCCTGTGTGGTCGGTCATTTTTATGGTCTTTCTTTCTCTTTGTATGGCTGGTTATAGTATCTACTATATACTAGGAGTTGATGAAAGAGAATCTCATGGGAGCAATGACGCCACCGAGCAGGAAGAGCTGCTACAACTTCCGAGTGACGGAGATCAATCGTGTTCTTGATGGTGATACTATTGATGTTACAATTGATCTTGGTTTCGATCTCTACAAGAAAGAGAGAGTTAGAGTCGCGGGTGTCGATACACCAGAAAAGAGGACGAAGAATCTAGAGGAGAAGGCACTTGGAATCGACGCAACCAACTGGCTCAAAGAGAAATTGGAAAGTACTATTGCTGGTGACGATGAGTTGTCTGTTAGGACTGAACTTGTTGGTGGCGTCGGTAAATATGGCCGTCTTCTTGGTTGGTTATACATTGGGGACGAGTCAGTGTCCCTTAACGAGCAAATGATTGCCGAAGGATATGCGTTACCCTATGCAGGTGGAACAAAAGACATGAACCTGGAATTGTTGAGAGAGATTAGACGTAAGTTTGGAACTCTAGTAGAATAATATATGAAATTCAATTTAGATATGGAGGACTATACGATCCTCATTAACGCACTTCATTATTATAAGAAGGTTGAGAAGAAAGGAAACTTTCAACAGTATGACGAGAAAAGAATAAACTCTCTCCGTGATAAGATGGCCAAACAGATAACTAATCTTTATACATAGAAAAGAACTTTGAATGAATAAGATGCAAAAAATTGTAAACGGTCTTGCTATTTTCTCTAGTCTTATTTCCTTAACCGTCGTTGGTGCTGGTGGTTATGTCTATCTTGAAAAGGACAATATTATTGAAGGTGTCAAATCTCAAGTTGCTGGTGCAGCAGCAGAAGCAATTTCTGGAGCACTTCCTGGAATGATGGATTCTGCAATGCCAGAACTTCCTGGTGCTACTGGTGGTGCGATTCCTTCTACTCCTGGTACAAGTGGTGGTATCGGTGGTGGGACACCAGGTCTTCCATTCTAAAATTAAATGAATATCCCTCGTATTGGTGCTAATCAAATTAGAATCGACAGAGTTGATATTCTACCAGTTAGAAGTATACTAAATGATGTACCTCCGATTCAAAACCTTGATCCCCCAGTCACTATTCAGATAGGTAATCCTATCATTGACATGCCTGGGTGTGTTGAGGCGCACGAAAGTAATAACCCACTGAATGAGAATAGTAACGATGCAAGAGGAATCGTTACTTATTGTGATGGAAATATTCCTAGTTTTAATCCACCGGACTACAGCGGTTTGGAAGAATTAGAAACACCAACTCAAGAGGTTGATACTAGGTTTGAGGAACCAAAGGAATCAAATACAAATACGGATGGGAAAGATAATTTACCACCACCTTCACTAGAATGTCCTACAGCTGTTCAGAAAGCACAAGAACCTGTAGGGACATATGTCAATGGATATAGAGAACAGGTAACTGAATATAAGTTGATCGATGGTGTCTGTGTTCAGATTACAGAGACTGTAGGTATCCCGGAACAAGTCTTGGCTGGTCTTCCTAGTGGTGGTCAAGTAATGCAGGTTGGTGGTATTGCAGTGATTGCAACTACATCTGCACTATTAGCAAAACCGTTGGCGGACATACTATTGAAAGTAGTCAAACCAACGGTTAAGAAAGTTACAAAGAAGATTGCCGCTATTCGGGGGAAACAACTGAAGACCTTGTCTGTAAAGGAGCGCCAAGCAGAGCAGCGGGATCGGAATCAAACGATTGCAAAGTTGAAGTCTGTGAAGGCGAAGACGAAGAAGTAGGTCTAGGGATAGAATGACGATGTTGTGGAACAACAGTAACATTCTGAACCACTACATCAGCACAGATTTTATAGTAAGGACTTCTGGGATGAAAACTAATTCCAGATTTCATTAACTCACCGCAGTTCTTGAGTCTTGCAATCTCAAAGTCCAGTCTCTTATTAGCTGTGATTTGTTGTTGCAATTCAATTTGAGTTTGTGCTGCCAACTTACATTGATCTTGAAGAGTCTTGTCTAGAGGACGAGACCAAGTAACAGAAAATCCAAGACCTAAATTGTAATTATCTTTCTGTCCAGTTCTTACAGGGATTTCATATACAACACGTCCTGGATTATCTGGGATGCCATCACCAATGCCATTACCATCCTCATCAAAACGACCTGTGAAATCAGTCACATCGTATACAGGGTCATTGTAGTATGGTTCCCAAGGTAATGACCTGGAGACTGCTCCAGTAACGTATGGTGTAACATTCATTGTGGGACCTTGACACTGAATACCTCCCCCGTAGGTGTTTGTAATATAAGGTCCCTGGAGGACTTGGATGGCTTGGTTGGTAACTGAACCAGAACTATTAGCAACAGGGGCAGCACTAGCACTGACACCCCCAACAGAATTTGCAAGAACCTTTGTAGGGGATAATAAACCAATTCCAAGCGATGCAAGTATTACTAGATTAACTCTCTTCTTCAAAAATTTCATATTATAATAACTATTGTGTTCAAATAAGTTCATAGTAGTTATAATCTTCAGTCAATGAAAGTCATAGACTTATCTGGTAGTATATATGGTCCTTTTACTGTATTATGAAAAGATGAAGCGTTAGAAAAAGTTACTGGCTAAAAATGGAAGTCGTATCAGTTACTGACTCTATCAACGTTTCTCTTTGAATAATTGTTTGGTTTTGAAGACCAGGCCCGCTGTATGTTTCTGTAAACTGAAAGGCCGCACCAGGATTTGTTTGTGTGAAACTCGGCCTGTTTGATAATCCTACCCATCGTGAAGTCACTCCTTCTATATTATTAGGGGTTGTTTGAGTTCCAGGACTCAATTCCCCTGATGCTGTAATTCCACTGCCAGTCACTGAAAATTGATATCCAGTACTGTAGTCCATCGAATTGATGGTTTCTGTAATCTGTTGTGTAGTCTCTGTATGACTTGTCATACTGCCCTGGCTGAAGTTTGGGACTACTGGTACACCATATGCTGGTTGAAGTGACCCTAGTACCAAACTCAACAATCCGATTTGGATTATTTTCATCAGTCGATGACAGTGATCTCGGACACAAATTGTCCTGTTGCCGTAGTACCAGCGCCACCGGCTGTTACTGTGAGAGCACCTGTAGTCGCTACAGTACCAGCCAAAGATCCAGCAACACCAGCAGTGTAAGAAGTTACATTACTGAAGTTGGGGATCTGACCGACAGTAGCAGCACTACTTGGGATTGCATCACCCTGTGTGAAAGATGTGCTATATGTGAAAGCATTTCCATCAGTTGCCTGAGTTGCTGCGATAGTTCCAGGAGAATAGATGCCACTAGTAATACTGCCAGCAGAAATAGTTCCTGCTGTGGTGCCATCAGTAGTATTGATACCACTACCTGAAATACTATAAGAATTACCAACTCTTGTGGCAGTTGATCTAGCAGCTTCAACAGTCAGTTGAATGCTAGAACTCTGACTACTAACAAGCCCTCCAGCATTTGCAACACTGGCTGTCATCATTAACATAATAAAAGGTAAGAACCTTTTCATTTGTTATCGAACTCATACACTGTTTTTATTTATCTAAAGGCGATCTATAAATATACTTACTGTATAGGAATGAACAGTTTACTATAATGTCCGATAAAGAGCTATCTGACCTGTCATTTAACAGGGAAGAATGCCCCAAGTGTGGTGCAGTATGGTTAAATGGTAATCATATATGGAGGACAGGCAACAAAGGTAATGAAGAAACTCTTCATAACTTAGTCTGCTCAAGAACAAATAATCCTCAATGTATTAACAAAAAATACAAAAAAGGATTTGTCTATGAAAAAGCAGACTCCTGGGAAAAGAGATCTAAATTTATTGAAAAGTGGAATCCTAATGAGTAAAAATCAAGTGAAGAAAGAAGAACTTAAAGTAAAAGTTCTAAAACTTAAAGACGAAGTATATAACGAACCAAAAACAGTTTGGCAAAAAGAAAAAGATCTAGCCCATAAGTATCTTAATAAGGTGTTAGATATTCTAGAAGAATATAGATACTAGTTCTTATGAACCCGGACAAGCCTAATCCTACAGGGATTGAGCCAGTCTGTCAAGTGGCTCTAGAAAAAGGGTTGACAGACTATCAAAACTCTGTTACTATAAATAAGTCGAGAGGTTACGGAACCAACACATTCCTTAATCATTTGTAACACCCCTTCAACCAAGACCTATAGGGTGTATAAACACGTCTTTCATATCTCTATCTTAGGGTGATAGAGAAATAGTAACTCCACCATTCCCTGATGGTCTTACTTTTTTGTTCAAAACAATGGCTACAACTCTTTCAAGGCAACAATCAACCTCACCATGGAATGATTTCTGTGAGTGGGTAACATCAACTAACAACCGTTTGTATGTTGGTTGGTTCGGTGTGTTGATGATCCCAACTCTGTTGGCAGCAACCACCTGTTTTATTATCGCATTTATCGCAGCACCCCCAGTAGACATCGATGGCATACGTGAACCAGTTGCTGGATCGCTCCTCTACGGAAATAACATTATTTCAGGAGCAGTTGTCCCGTCTAGCAATGCAATCGGACTACACTTCTATCCCATTTGGGAAGCAGCCTCGCTTGACGAGTGGCTCTACAACGGAGGACCATTTCAACTGGTCGTCTTTCACTTCCTTATCGGTATCTTCGCTTACATGGGACGTGAATGGGAACTTTCTTACCGATTAGGTATGCGTCCATGGATCTGTGTTGCATACTCTGCACCTGTTGCAGCAGCATCAGCAGTCTTCCTGGTCTACCCCTTTGGTCAAGGTTCATTCTCAGACGCTATGCCTCTTGGTATCTCTGGCACCTTTAACTACATGCTTGTCTTCCAAGCAGAACATAACATCCTGATGCACCCCTTCCACATGTTGGGAGTCGCTGGTGTCTTCGGTGGTTCATTGTTCTCAGCGATGCATGGTTCTTTGGTTACATCTTCACTCGTCCGTGAGACGACTGAAACTGAGTCACAGAACTATGGTTACAAGTTCGGTCAAGAAGAAGAGACCTATAACATCGTCGCAGCTCATGGCTACTTCGGTCGTTTGATCTTCCAATATGCATCATTTAACAACTCTAGAAGTCTTCACTTCTTCCTGGCTGCATGGCCAGTAGTTGGAATCTGGTTCACCGCTCTTGGTGTTTCCACCATGGCTTTCAACTTGAATGGTTTCAATTTCAATCAGTCTGTGATTGATGGTCAGGGTCGTGTCCTGAACACCTGGGCCGACGTGTTGAACCGTGCCGGTCTCGGCATGGAAGTGATGCACGAAAGAAATGCTCATAATTTCCCACTAGACCTTGCAGCAGCAGAAAGTACTCCTGTAGCACTTACTGCTCCTACTGTTGGTTGAGTTAGTTAGAAAAACTGAATACTAAAGAGAGGGACCTTCGGGTCCCTTTTTTAATGCTTGGATTTTATATATAGTTAAAGTTATGGTATAATAGGTTTAACTAATGATTACTACTATGAGAACCTGTAATGTATGTGAGGAAGAGAAACCCCTTTCTGAATATTACAAGATCAAGAAAGATGGTAAGTTTTACCACGGAAAATGTAAGAAGTGTTATGTCAAGAAACAACAGGAAACATATTGCCCAAAGAAAAAAAGAAATGAAAATTTAAGAAGAAACTATGGTATAACTCTGGACCAATACAATCAGATGTTGGTAGAACAGAAAGGTGTATGTAAGATATGTGGCACTGATGACTCTGGTGGTAGACAAACTGGTAGAGGTTCTGTGGACAGTTTCTATGTGGACCATTGTCACGATACTGGTAAGGTTCGAGGCCTACTATGTAATACCTGTAACAGAGCAATGGGCCTGGTTGGTGATAATATAGATACTCTTTCCAGGATGATAAAATATCTTCAATGATAACCACTAATACTCCAGACAAGTTAGCTCAAATTATTAGAGACACTTGGCCACAGTTGTATCGACCACATAAGAAGAATGGGAAAGAAAAAAAATAAAGGAAAATCTATATGGAGAATATGGGCAAAGGCACTTGGAGAAAAAGGATCTAAATGTGACAGAGAATCAGACATCATTGCTATGGTTAGGAGTTTTATATTCCTCACATATCTCATTACTAATGTGGCTATTGTTTCAAATGTAGTAAGACACTGGAACAATAATGGAAATAATGATATAATACATAATGAAGTTCTTCAAAAACAATCTTGAAAATATTTTTAGATACTGCAGACCTTGACATGATCACTCCTGCATATGAGACTGGTCTCATTGATGGTGTCACAACAAACCCCACACTCATTCTAAGAAGTGGTAGAACCCTTCAAGAGGTTGCACAGGAACTCTCAGGTCTCCTGGCATTAGAAAGTATCTCTACAGAGGTTGTAGCGGATACTTCAGGAGAGATGTTGAACCAGGCCCAAGAGTTTATTACTATCTCTCCAGCAATAACCATTAAAGTTCCTTGTACTGTTGAAGGACTGAAGGCATGTAAGGAATTATCTAAAGTTGGTGTAAAAACCAATGTCACCCTTGTCTTCTCAGTTGCACAAGCAATCTTAGCAGCAAAGGCAGGAGCAACTTATATCTCTCCATTCATTGGTAGATGGGAAGATAATTCAGTTGATGGTTTGGAATTGATTCAGAAGATTAGGAAGGTCTATAACCAACTCAATACAAAAGGTCTTAAGACTCCTCAAATTTTAGGAGCATCAATTCGTGATGTGAGACAGGTAGAGAAGTGTGCAGAGTATGGTGCAGACGTTGTTACCATTCCTCCTATCGTATTTTGGAAGATGTATAAGAACGTTATGACTGATAAAGGACTGGAACAATTTAATCGGGATTGGGATGACGCAAACAGGTAGAAAATCTTTATAATGATAAATAACTAAAAAGTATTTGTAAGATGAACTCTCAAGATATTCGCAATCTTCAAGAAGCATATAATCAAGTCTATCAAGTTGATGAAAATTTACTTAGATCTTTAGATACAGGTGATGCAATTCTTGAGTACCTAGTTGCCGAAGGTTATGCTGATACTAATGAGAGTGCATTAGTCATTATGGCGAATATGAGTGAAGAGTGGAGAGGTAATATTGTTGAAGTTATAAAAACAGTTCTTGCACCAAAAGGTGGTGTGGCTGGTGCTGTTCAAGTCAAGCAAACAAAGACTCCTGGATTTTTAGGAACTGGAATTGGATCTAAAACTGTCAGTACACCAATCCCCGGTACTTTCACTAGAAATACTCCAGGAAGACGGTCATCAGGTCCTAGATCATTTGATGCTGCTGGATCAGGATCTAGTGGAGCCAGAGCAGAAATGGGAGATAGGTCTGGACCAACTGACACTGAAAGATCTAGATTTAATTCTGCTTTGACATCAAAACATACTAAAGGTGATAAATCTGTCACACCATCCCCGAGAGCAGTTAATCAAAGAGCAGCAGCACAAAATCATAGTGGACTTATGCCAACTAGAGGTGGGAGGAGAGATAGGACGGATACAACCACTATAAACTATGAAAAACCAAATCAAAGTTGGAGAGGATATTGAAGGTGGGCAAAGTATAGAGCAGCAGAGGACGCTTCATACGAAACTTTCTACACGAAAAATATTTTGTTGAACAATGGCCTCCGTGAATGGATGATGACTATTGACCAACCACACGAAAACTTTCCTGTAATTGAGGAAATCCTTCCAAGAGGTAATGCTCTCTAAACCACTTCCCAAACTGACCACCACTCCTGATTCAGGGGTGGTTTTTTTATAAATAAAAGTAGTTAAGTTATTTTTATGGCAAAAACTGCTGCTGATATATCTAGAAGAGAAAAGAAAATGATTTACATAAACAGCAAGAGGAATGTTCCTTGTGTTGATTGTGGACAAACATTTCCAGAGTATTGTATGGACTTTCATCATAAAGACCCTTCAACTAAAAATGAAAAAGGAAAACAATCTATTAAGAATAGAATGAAACACTATAGTGATGAAAAAATTAATGAAGAACTTGAAAAATTTGTGGTATTGTGTGCGTGTTGTCATAGAATAAGACATCATTCTGGTAGATGACCACCTCCTAGACCGACCACCTCTTCTTGACAAGGGTGGTTTTTTATTGTATAATACTCTTATAGTCAATCAGGAACCATGACTTACGAAGCCACCGTACAATTCAAGTTTGATGCTACATATACTCCCACATACAGTGGTGGAAACATTACTGATGACTACATCCCAGAAGAACATTACCTGATCACAGCACCTGCTGCTGATCTCAATGCCAAGCAATACTTCAAACTGTTTGAGAAGTTCATGTTGTGTGTAGGTATGTGCCCCAGTTCTATTCGTTCTGGTGCTATGTCATTGGTCTTCAATGATATGGTGCTTGAAGAAGAGCAACGTAAGATATGTTGTGAGTATGATATCACGATGAATGAAGACCTGGATAAGAAGTTTGAAGAGTGGAAGATTCGTGATGAAGAATGTGCAAAGCTGCGATCTAACTACAAAAATAACTTTGGTAGTGAACCCAAGATCAAAGGAGATTGGGAGCAACATGGTGCTGATAAACTTGATGGTGATGTAAACTGATGAAACTCTGGATGCTTGGTAATCGTCTCACCACAGAGATCTATGAAAGACAAAGATTTGTTGAAGAAGCAGATAAATATAATATCGATCTTCGTTTGGTTTATGCTGACGAAATTGATTTGATTGTATCCAGAGATGACCGTAAATCTATTCGACATTGTAATGATATTGTTTCTCTGCCTGACGGCATACTTGCTCGCACTGGGAGTGGCACTGACTATTTTAATCTCAGTGTTCTCAGACAATTCGAGAGAATGAATGTCCAAACTCTTCCTAATTCTGCTTCTATTGAAGCATCAAAGGATAAGTTTCATGCCAATCAAATTTTGGCACAAGCAGGACTTCCTATTCCCAAAACTATGCTGACTAGATTTCCATGTAAATCTGAGTTAGTTGAAAAGGTAGTGGGATTTCCTTGTGTCCTGAAAGTTATAACTGGATCACATGGAAATGGTGTTTTTCTTTGTGAAGACGCTAAACATTTTGAAGATTTGTCGGAACTTATTTCTTCTCTTGACTTTAAGAATTCTATGATTGTTCAGGAATATATTAAAGAATCAGAAGGAAGAGATCTGAGGGTAATTGTTATTGGTGGTAGAGTTGTTGGTGCTATGCAACGCAAATCTACTGATGGTTCATTTAAAGCCAATATTTCCCGTGGAGGCCAAGGGGAAGCATATGATGTTGACGACGAAATGGAAATGCTTAGTATTCAAGTTGCAAAAGCTCTTGATCTTGATATTGCTGGTGTTGATTTATTATTTCACAGTGATGGATACCGAATCTGTGAAGCAAACTCCTCACCAGGATTCAAAGGATTTGAAGAATCATTAGGAATTAATATTCCTCAGAAAGTTTTTGATTATGCCAGATTGAGGACAAATTCTTGACCACCTCCTAAACCGACCACCACTCCTTGACACGGGGTGGTTTTTTATTGTATAGTGTCTACAGGTAAAACTAACCAAGAATGTCATACGAATACGGATCAAAAGAATTCTATGCAGAACAATTTGCTGATTTGATTGCAGATGTTCAACATGACTCACCAGAATTTAGTGACAATCTAGTTGCTGGCTTCTTGCTTGCCCTTGATGACTGGCGTCAGTATCACGTCAAGCAAATTCTAGAACTAGACAGAGTTGAATTTAAACTCAATGACCAAAATAGTGACCACATGACAAACACACCTAGATGAAATTTAAAGCATTAGTATTTGTCCGACTACGATCACAGGTTGATGACTCCCCAGGTAATGCTGTGAGAGACGCCTGTAAGCGATTGTCTGAACTCAATATCAAGAAACTTAGATTGGGTAAGGTCATCGACGTTTGGTTGGAAGCAGAGAGCAGAGAGTATGCTGAGAAGGAACTTGAAATGCTATCTGATAGATTCCTTGCCAATACAGTCATGGAAGATTGGGACTATGAATTGACTGAGATTGAAACTTTCCCACCAGGTATTGAATGATGGAAGAATTTAACACACCAGGATCCAATAAGAGTTGGATGGACGATGGGTTCAAGAAGTATGCTGCTGAATGGCAACTCAATAATATTGAGAAACTATTGAATGCTGATGTAAAACGATGTCGTGTATATAATAGTGACAACCGAGATGAAGTATACAATCAGATTACTATTACATACAAGCAGGAGGATTAATGAAAGTAATTATTGAAGGCAAGGTCAAAACTGTATACGCTGGTGACGATGCTGATCGTGTCATCATTGAGTATCATGATAAGGTGACTGCTGGTAATGGAGAGAAGGAGGATCATCCTTTAGGAAAAGGATCCCTCTGCTGTAGCATCTCATCTATCATCTTTGAGAAACTTTCCAAAGAACTTATCCCAACTCATTATATCAATATGGTTGGTGCTAACAAGATGATATGTAAGAAGGTAGATATAGTTCCACTGGAAGTTATTTGTAGGAATCGTGCTGCTGGATCTATTGTTCGTGAGACAACTCTCAAGGAAGGTTGTCCACTACCGCATCCTATTGTTGAGTTCTTTTTGAAAGATGATACCAAACATGATCCTCTCTTAACACCAGACCGTGTGCGTTTGATGGGATATGATCCAGAACCTTTTGTTGAGATGACACTAAGGATAAATGATTGCCTTCGTCAGATGTTCTACATTATGGGTATTGATTTGGTTGACTTCAAGATTGAATATGGTTATACTGCTCATGGTGAGTTACTACTTGCCGATGAGATTAGTCCTGATAGTATGAGACTCTGGAAGATTGGTAGTGATGAAAGATTTGATAAAGATCTATTCAGAAAGGACGAAGGAGATATCGTTCCTGCCTATCGTTATATTCTTGACCGACTACAACCACTTGCAATCCAATGACCGAAGAACAACTTGATAAGATCCGTTTTAGATTTGGTGGAGACTGGTATGATACTTGGTGGTTAGCAATCAGTGAAAGGTTTGATTCATTAAACTCATTAGCATCGTGGGAACCAAGTTTCTTTGATCTCATCAATAAAGGATGGTTAGATATGTACTACATACCCCCAAAGAAACAAACTCAAGAAGAGTATATTAAATCCTTCCTTAACTCCAACCCATACTATAACGAGAAGTATTACGGATATGAAACATGAAACTAATTAAGTTCACCCGTGATTGTGATTTTGGACAAGATTGGTATGTCCAAGTATTATTCACCAAACGATGGGCACTTTTTCAAGCATCAGCACATTGGTATGAGTATCCTGTTTGGCCTTTTCTTCAAATCCAATCTGGTATGGGCAATCTAATTTCTATTTTGTTTAGTGTCTATAAGTTTGGATTCAATATTGGATTACTGGAACGCACTTGGAGAGTTTAACAATGAAACACCACGTCCCTGATGAGATTAGAAATAATGGTTTCGACTGCTTTAGAAGTTTGAACCAAGCAGAGCGAGCAGTTGTTATGTTTGGTGAGGATGAGTATCGTAAATCACTAGACCTTGAGAATGATGATGCTGAGTGTTGGAAGATACCAAGTGGAGAGTCAACAACCTTTGTTGGTTGGAACCCCATGTGTATCCCAACAATGGATTACATCGTATGGAAACTAAAACGTCGTGAACAAATTGCCAGAGGTGAAATCGTTGGATAAGTTGACAAAGGAAGAGATGAGAACTAAGATCAAAGAGTTCTCTGCAATTCTTAAAAATCAAAGAGTGTATTGGGATGAAGAGGACAAGAAAGGATTTACATATTCTTGTGATCTAATCTCACAATCATTGATTACTTTATACATTCGTTTAGGAAGAGACTGATGGACTATAAAACTTCTGGTGTTGACATTGAAAAGGGTAGAGAGTTTGTAGAAGAACTCAAAAAGAAAGTACCTAACCTTGGAGGATTTAATGGTATGATACAAATTCCACCAGAGTATGAACAACCTGTACTAGTATCTGGTGCTGATGGTGTCGGAACTAAAATTAATATCTGTAGGATTGCTAATGATTACACCACTATTGGTCAGGATCTCGTTGCTATGTGCGTCAATGACGTTATATGTTCTGGTGCTAAACCATTATATTTTTTAGACTATATCTCCACTAAAAAATTGGATGGTAACGTCAATGATATCATTCAAGGTGTGATTGATGGTTGTCTTATTTCTGGAATGTATCTTCTAGGTGGTGAGACTGCCGAACACTTTAGAGCAACTGACTATGACCTTGCTGGTTTCTGTACTGGTATTGTAGAGAAGAATGATATCGTTGATGGTAGTAACATCAGACCTGGTGATGTAGTCATTGGTATTGAGAGTAGTGGATTCCATAGTAATGGATATACTCTTATTAATGATATGCTGTCTAGAGATTTTATCTCATATAAGTACATGCCAGAGCTTCTGATACCGACTACCATCTATGCCCGTTTAATCCAGCACCTATTGGATGAGGTTCCTATCCTAGGCATGGCTCATATTACAGGTGGAGGACTACCTGAAAACCTTCCTAGGTGTCTTCCAAAGGGTCTGACTGTTGATGTGGACTATGGAGCATGGGATGTCCCAGATATATTTGAGATTATTCAGAATGCAGGTAATATTTCTGATGATGAGATGAGAAATGTATTTAATATGGGCATTGGATTCTGTTTGGTGGTGCCACAAGAGGTTGCAACATTAACTCAGAGCTTGATTGCTGATACTCCATTTGGTATGAGGTCTTGGGTCATTGGAGAAGTGGTGTCAGTATAATGACTGTCACATGGTTTGACAAATACTACTAAAACCTGTTATAGTTAAGGGAGTTCAAAGCCTCCCTTTTTTTATGGAATACTCTGAGTATATTGAGATTAAAACCAAAGTGGATGATGCCAAACAAGCACGAGTCCGTATTGGAGTCTCTTGGTTACTTCATATGTTCACTGTTCCACCTGTTGTTTCTGTTGTTTATTCGGTAAAAACAAACAACTGGATTCCTACTCTTGCAGCAACAGGTGTTGCATTGCTTGCAGCACCAATCTCACTGGTTGACTTTGGTCTGACACTTGCAGTTGCACCTCCTGTAACATCTGCGGTTCTTGTTCATACCAAGGCACAAGAAAAACGTCGTAAGTTGGGTATTTTTGGTCCTGAACAGGCAGACAAACTTGTATATGAGGCACTATGATGATCGGAAACCTAGAAGCTGAAGATCGAGTACTAGATACTCCATCTGTTTATGAACAAGTTGCTTCTCTTGTCCAAAAGTACGGATGGGAAGCAGGTGACAATATTGTAGTTGAAATGGCAGGGACTCAAGTTTCTGGTATTGATGTGGGCGAAGTCTATAATAAGAAATGGCAATCACCTATTGGGACTCGTAAGTGTAATAAAGAAGCATTTATTGTTATTAAAAATCTTTCACGAGACCCATGGACACCTTCTCAACCTATGGATAGAGAACACAAACCTCAACACCCTTACGAAGTATGACATACACAATTTATTCTAAGGATGGTTGTCCTTTCTGTACTAAAGTCCAACAGGTTCTACAACTTACAGAACAGAAACATGTAGTCCTTAAACTTGGTAGAGACTACACAAGAGAGGAGTTTTATTCTAAGTTTGGTAAGGGTTCTACATTTCCTCAAGTTATATTGAATGTTGAGGGCCCTGATGACGGAACTCATCTTGGTGGATGTACAGAAACTGTTAAATACCTGAAGGAAAATAATATTGTTTGATGGACAACCAAGATCTCTATGATATCATTGAGCACACAATCGATTATGCATTTAATGGAAAGTACATGCTCAACATGTATGACTACCTAGTACTTAGTAAGTCATCAAAAAAAGATGTTGAAGAGTTTCTTGAAAGTTCATCAAGAAAAGAGATTGATGAACTGATTAGTGACCTAGATAATTATCTTGAAGGTGGTTCTGATGAGAAACACAAACAATTGAGAGAGGGTTATGGTTATCTGGGTAAACCAGAAGCCAGAAAAATAAGAAACTATTTGAATGGTATTGTTGAGGATGCTGTAAAATATGGAAGAGAAAAAAGACCAGGAAGAAAAAGAAAACCCTCTAAATAAGAGAAATGATGATGAACCTCAAGAAATTAATAGAGGTTTAGAGTTGTTATTGAGAAAAAAACAAAGGAGAGAAAGACGACCAAAGACTTTTGAACTAAGGTTTGGAAAGTTGGTTTCTCTCTTCAATAGAGAAATTAACTTTTACTTTAATGTTCATCTAGACATAAAGAAAGTAAGTTCTCGGAGAGATTAAATGGAAACAGCAATCATTATATTGTCCGTTGCAGTCACAGCACTTTTTCTTTTAGTAGGAACTCTCCTAGGTTGGTTAGTAAAAGATTACCTAGACCAAACAAGAATGCCATTCATTCATCCAGAATTTTTTGATGAGAATGGTAACATCATACCAGACGAAATTTTATCAGTGAGATTTGAAAATGACTTCATCAGCGAAGACGAAGAAAACGACTAACACAAAACTACCACCAAATCCATTTATCTTTGAGATTTTGGACTTGGTAAGTGCGCAAAGATCAAAAGCAAAGAAGATTGAAATTCTTCAAGAGTATTCCACAGAGGCACTCAAAGCAATTCTAATTTGGAACTTTGATGAGACTGTGATCTCACTTCTTCCAGATGGTGAAGTTCCCTTTGAGAAGAATGATGTTCCTCTAGGGACTGATCATACTTCTCTGAGGAAGGAATGGAAGAACCTTTATCACTTTGTAAAGGGCGGTAATGATTCACTCTCCAAGACCCGTAGAGAGACTATGTTCATTCAGATTCTTGAAGGTCTTCATCCTCAAGAGGCAAACATTCTTATTCTTACTAAAGATAAGA